TCAAGGTGTTCGATCACGTCGACGACGTCAGTGGATGGGACGATGATATCGTCACCATACACGCGCACACGGCCGACAAGGTTCTTAACCATGTCGTCCGTGAGGTACGGAGTTCCCGCAACTTTCTGAAGAGTAATGGCCGTGAAGACCATGGACTCTATCGGAAAGCAGAGGGCAGACCCCATCGAAGCGAACTTGGCCAGGGTTATAACCCCGTGTCCAAGTACGTCGGCCGTCTGCGACCTCGACGCCATCACTGCCTCACGCAACAGAGGATAGTGACGGAGAAGAGTGTCAACGACACGAACAGACACCCTATCGGAAGCTTCACTCAGGTCGAGTGTAGCAAGGCTTCGATCAATCGAAGCCTTCCGAGCCAGGAGGCGATTAGGCTCCTGGTCAAGGTTCCCCATCAGATCCCAGGCAGGAATTCGCCTAAGAGCTGATGTCAAAGCCTCGAGAATGCCCTGTTGCACATATTGCATGTGCACAGGCTCGATGGCGATGATACGGGGAGTCGCAGCTGTCTTCGGAACGGCGATCACCCTGACGGGTGGCTCGTCGTGGGGTTCGAGGAAGTTGACCTCCTGGAGGTGGTGATACCATCCCCAGTTGGGGTAGAGGTACTCTCCCGCTGGGAAGAGGAACTCTAGCCGTTTCGTCCAAGTACAAGCCATGTACTTGGCGTTGGCGGTGCTGCGATCCGCAACACTGCCCGGCCCGTGCTTCGGAATGATCTCCCCTCGGGAAATGGATCTCTCCACTTCCTGAAGAGCTCTACCGAAAACACGGCGGAAGGTAACAGCCAGCTTATTCAGCTGGCGCTCGTCAAGTGACGAAGCTACCTTCCCAACTTCTCGATCTACCTCGACGTAACTCTTCATCGCCCGGCGAATCCGGTCCTCTGAACAGAGGACTTTCATCTTGCCAAACATGGCTGTAAAGCCATGAATGGCCCGGATTGCGTCGATGGAGGGTTCGTCAAGGACCGTACCACACTCGTCGAACACTAGAGCCAGGAAACCCCCGAGGAATCGAGGGAGACCTGCCTTTCCATGCTTGAAAGCTTGGAAGAGGTTGGGCTCGATCCTGCCAGCTTCGAGAGAAGCTAGGAAATCCTTTCCATAGGCAGGGAGGGTAAGAGTGAGAAACTCTTCACCCTCATGTTCGACTCGGCGCGCGATCGTTTCACGATCACGCGCGGTGCTGACGCCACACTGGTTCCCGAAATCTTCGAGAACCGCTTGCGCGAAGACGGTCAGGCTTTTCACTCAGGCCTCCTTTAGGGGCTCGTGAGATCCTCAGCCTGGCAGCACGTTAGTGCCGGCGCCTCTGTTGGCGCCGCTCGCCACTAAGGATGCCCAGGAGGGCAGCCGTAGTGACAGTCCACGCGACGAACGTGATCAGAGCGAAGATGCCGACGAGAGTCAGCGCCTCGTAGCTGATCACGACTCGCCACCAAGCACCTTGGCCGTGTTGGCCCCGGTGCTCGCGGTGAGCCAGGTGCAGAGGGCGCTAACAAGCGCCTGCTGCTCCGCGATCGAGTAGCCCTCAGGGGGGACGTCTGCCACGAGGTAGACGGTCGCCCCAACGCGCATGTTCTGCGCGGTGAGAGCATCGGCCGCGACCTTCGAGTGCTCGAACCGGACGGTGTGCCGCTTGCGGCGACCGTACTGGTGCGAGACCTTCATGACTGCCGTAGAATCGGCAGCCGTGAACGTGCCGCTGGTCTCAGAAAGACCAGTGCGCGCGAGGGTCTGGGAGTTGATGGACTGTGGATCGGCGAGTGCCATGGCGTGTCTCCGTGACTTGTTGTATGAAGTTGTGGGGCACGAGTGTGCATGCCCACGCGTTCTCTGATCCCTTATCAGAGAACCTTTGGCGCCTTGGTCAAACCAAGGGCACCGAGGATCGACCACTGGCTCAGAGAATATGAGCTAGGGGCGAGGGTGAAACCATAGGGGTTCGCTCGAACTCTCTCCTTCGTCACACGACGAAGGGTCATAGAGATCGAGTCCGGGAACCGCATTCCTGTCGCATAGGCAGAAATGCCGTTTACCCGATAGATACGCGTCTGAACGGTTTCCCGCATCAGATATCCGTATCTAAGAACGAGCTCATCACCGGCAAGAGCGGAAGCATTTTCCAATGCTGAACCGATCGTGCCGTGCCAATCGATGAGCCAGGACCAGGGGGCCAGCTCCCAGATGACGCTAGGCGTAAGCTTAGCGCCAACTAGACGGTTCGCTTCAGCTTCGAAGCGATCGAGCTTACTTATCAGGTCATTCCCTACGGGAATGTGATAAGTGTAAGCTCCGGAGAACGTATACCGATGAACGGTAATGTCCTCTCGCGTCACGGGAAGACTCAGAACTCCAGGGGACAACATGCCCAAGGAGACCAGAGTGTTACTTCCCAGGAACGGTCCGGAAGAATTGATCGTAGATCCATTCTCCCATGAGGTGATCGATGGAATCGACCACCGCCTCCTGACAATCCTTCCACTGTCGCGATGGAATTGACGCAACACTTCAGTCGATTGCTGAAGCTGCTGCACAATTTCCGTCAGATCCTTGATGAAAGGAACCCAACCGAATTGCACGTTAAGGTACTCGGAGCCAAGGCCCCGATATACGTTAGCGCGCTCTTCCATGAGTCCTTTCCCGAGCATGCGCGGCAATTGCCGCAGCTCGCCAAGGAACTGCGCGGCAGAGACCGAGGGCAGTGTTGGAATAGTGTCGTTAACGGCACGAGTTCCAAATTCTGCTTTTTCGCTCGACGTCATTAGCTGACGCGAGGGGAACTGTCCCCATTGAAAGGCCAGGTTCGAGCTTACGCTCGGAACCAAAGCGCCTTCAAAGGTAACAGCTTTCCCTCCAGAACGATAACCGCGGGCAAGCCATCTAGGATGGCTACACCTACGGGTCGTTTTGGACGTCCAGAATTCATGCCCCGAATCGCCAGGATGGTGATTCGGGGGGATACGATCCCCATTGCTGGGGATCCATGTCTCCTGGTCGGTCCGGCGAGGTCCTCTATAAGAGTACGTCGCCTGGGAAGGATCATTCTCGCCTTGAGCGGGGAACGCGTTCAACAACAGAGCCGGGCTGGAAACACCCGGGTTGGAGTCGTACGTGATCCTTGCCTTCAAGGATGTGGGAATGACCCTGGATTGTGTCGAATACACGACATCCTCCTATGGTCTGCCGTCTAGGGTTGACGGACAGGGTGCACAGCCAGTGCACTGCTAGAAGCACACCCTTTGCGAAAGAGAGCCAAGTGAT